AGTGCTAAGGTTTAGAGTACTTGAGTAAAGTATCCTAATAGGTAAATTGAAGCGACAAAAGAGGGTGAAAAATAATTACCTCAATAAAAGACAACTTGTCTCACCGCAGAGTACAGAAAATTAGAGTTATAAGGCAATATGGCTTATGAAAGAACCAAAGCATATACAAGACTTCTTGAATTAAAGAAACGGATTAGAGGTGTAGCCGGTGGCACTTCAGCAAGCAAAACAATCTCAATTCTCCTATGGTTGATTGACTACTGCCAAACCAATGAGAATAAGGTGGTGAGTGTGGTGTCTGAATCATTCCCCCATCTAAAGCGTGGAGCTATGCGGGACTTCCTGGACATTATGGAAGAGCATGGATACTTCGATCCGAGGATGTGGAACAAGAGCGACTGCACATATCTATTCGGCACAACTAAGCTAGAGTTCTTCAGTGCAGATCAGCCGGGTAAGGTGAGAGGGCCACGAAGAGATATACTATTCATCAATGAGGCCAACAACATCCCCTACGTTACTTATGACCAGTTAGAGATCAGAACTAAGGATTTAATCTGGTTAGACTGGAATCCAGTGAATGAGTTCTGGTGGTATGACGAGGTGATGCCGAATCAGGATGTAGACTTTATCACATTGACCTACCTTGACAATGAGGCACTAGATCAGAATATCGTTGATACCATTGAAGCTAGGAAAGGTAATAAGCAGTGGTGGCGTGTGTATGGGCTTGGGCTACTCGGAGAGGTAGAGGGTAGAGTTTACGTTGGTTGGAACATTGTTGACTCAGTACCACATGGCGCGAGGCTGTGGAGGTATGGGCTGGACTTCGGATACACTAACGACCCTACTGCCATAGTGGCCATCTACGAATATGATGGAGGGTTGATCATTGATGAGGTTGTCTATCAAAAGAGACTAAGCAACCAGCAGATAGCCGATCAGTTACTTAACTTTGACAGTGCGTTAGTGGTAGCAGACAGTGCAGAGCCAAAGAGCATTGATGAGATTGCCAGTAACAGCATTAACATAGTGCCATCTAAGAAGGGCAGGGATAGCGTGTTGAATGGTATTCAGTATGTACAAGAGCAACGCATCTCAATGACCAAGAGAAGCCTAAACCTAATCAAAGAGTATCGTAACTACTTGTGGATGGAAGATAGAGAGGGTAAGACCCTCAATGTACCCAATGACATTCTCAATCATTGTATGGATGCTCTACGTTATGCTATAGCTAATGGCCGTACAGTTGTATGGAAGCCCAATGATCCAGGAGGGATTCAACCAATGTACCCCGAGCTTGGTATCAATTAGTATTGCGTATGTATAAATTAGCTTGATAGTCTTATTAAATGGAAGAAACAAAACAACAAAACCCAGAGCTTGAGATGCTTAGATTAAATAAGCAGTCAGGCTATAACTATCGAGAACGTAGGCAACCTGACTGGTTGGAGAACTACACTCTTTATAGAGACAAGGTGACAGTTAATAGGCTTACTCAGAGACAATCAGTTAACATACCCCTAATGAAGCAGACCATCAGAACTCTACTCAAAGACGTAGACGACATGCCTGTGCTGTTCTTTGATAACCTAGATAACGATAAGGATGCCGAGATCTTCCAAAATGAGTACTGGAAGTGGACAGGAGAACAGAACAGTTTTGAGTTGCAGGATATTGTAGACAAACGTCAGATGTTTTTATATGGGCGTAGCTTCGATCAGTGGCAGATTATAGATGGCAAGATTAAGATGACTATACTAGATCCGCACGATATATTAGTGTCCCGCTACACAGACCCAGTTGACCTCAATACCTCCAGGTTCTTAATTCATACCCATATCTTTGAGCCACTATCAGCGATTGAGAAGAACAAAATGTATGACAAGGCTGCAATCAGAAGAATAAAGACGTTTTATGCTACTAAGCAAGGGTTGATGAAAGCTAAGAGCAACGAAGAGATGTTGATAGCTAAGAATCAAAAACTGAGAGATATGGGCGTTGATGATATAGACGATCCCATACTTGGCGAAACATACGTCGAGATTACCCTACATTTTCTATATAGAGATGATGATGAGCAGTTATATCTATATGTTGAAGCTGATGATATGGAGATCTTAATGAAGAAGCCTCTGGAAGAGGTTATTGGCAAGACTAAGGATAACTACTGGCGAACTCACTACCCCTATAATTCATGGGCTGATGATGTGGAGCGGCAGGACTTTTGGAGTGATGCTGTAGCAGATATGGTGAGAACGCCTAATAAAGTGCTTAACTCATTTTTCAGTCAAATGATTGAGAATAGAACACTACGAAACTTCGGTATGTATTGGTACGACTCCACTAAAGAGGGGTTTAATCCATCTACTAACAAGCCTATTCCTTTTGGTCAATATGGAGTACCTGGCAAGCCTAGTGATGTAATGGAGAAGATAGATATTCCTGATCTATCAGAGTCTCTAGACGAGATGGAGTTTATCATCGGCATGGTAGAAAAAGCCAGTGGAGCAACCGCCACTCAACAGGGAACTCAGGTTGACAAACAGGTGACACTCGGAGAGGTACAGTTAGCTCTCGGAGAGGCCAAGGAACGTATCAAGGGTATGAGCAAGTTCTATACCCCGGCCTGGAAGCGTAGAGGTGAGATATTCTTGAAATTGATTGAAGCAGCCCCAGAGAAAATAGACGCAGTTAAACTATATAAAAAGGGTAGAAATACCAATAATATATACATGAGAGAGCTTGAGCCTAAGAACTGGATGACTGATGCTGGTTATCAGACTAAGGTTTGGAGTCAGGACGAGAAGAACACCCAAGACTCAGACTCCATTCAGAAGATGAATGTAGCCAAATCAATGATGCCTTATAATGTTAAGTTGGCAGAGGTGTATAATAGGAAGCTACTGGAGTTTGCTGATCTTTCACCAGATGAAATCAATGAGATCATGGAGATGGAGCAGCAAAACATACAGCAACAGGCTTTAATGGCTGAGCAAGGTATTGATCCAAAACTAGATCCAAAGTTGCAACCACAGAGACAGCAACCAGAGCAACCTCAACAAAATGCTTAATCAAATACTAGAGAAAATAGGTCTAAAATACGATGACTTAACCCCAGATGAGAGGGATACTCTCAATGAGTGGAGTGAGAATCTCAGTAAAAAGGGTTTGACGATCTCCGATGTTAAAGGTTACATTTCATCAATGCGTGACAGTGTAGAGGAAAAATTAACAAAAACCGATCTGAATACCAAGCAAGACTTACTTCTCAAGGCTAGACTGCGAAACTATATGTTATTAGATGCTTTTCTTGGCTCACCAGAGAAGCAAAAGGAAGCTATCGAGAAACAAATCTCAGGACTTGTAAGCAGTAAATAATATTATCTAACCCTTTAAGGAGGACTGATATGCCAGATGATAAACAATCCAATGAAGAGAACAAAGAGAGCCTTGACGCAAAGGTTGAGGAAGCTCTTGAAGTGGAGGAAGAGATAAAGGAAGAAGAAAAAGAGGTTGAGGAGAAGGTGGAAAAGGTCGAGAAGGAAGAAGAAGTTGAAGAGGTAGAAGAAGAGCCGGAAATTGAAGAGAAAGATTCATATAAAAAGAGGTTTGTCGAATCTACCAGGGAATCCCAAATACTCCACGCTAAAAATAAGAAGACTAATGAATCTTTAAAGAAAGCTATAAGCATCAAACCAGCCACAGAAGAAGAGTTGATGGCAGAGTATTCCGAATGGGATATAATGAGTGAACTTGAGAAGAAGTTGGCTCGCAGTGCTTTTGATAATAACAAAAAACTAGAGGTCTTTTCTGAGATAGCTGAAGAAAACAACAATATCTCTGCTTGGGGTGATAAGGTGGACAAGTTTATTGACGATCCAGAGAATCTTAATAAAAACCCAAAGCTAGAGGGTAAAGTAGATGAGTTTAGGCTATTTGCTAACAAACCCACTAGAAGAGGGGTTGATTTCGAGGACTTAGTATCTGCGTTTTTGTATAAAGAAACATCAACTAAAAAGCCAAAGAATAAGGGCAAGATGTTCTCCACTGGTACTGGTGGAGCTAAAAATAAAGGTAAAAAAGATGGTAAGATCAGTATGACTGATGCTGCTGTACTCAAGAAAAACGACTACCCCAAATGGAAACAAATGCTCGCAGATGACAAATTTGACATGGATTTCTAAAATTGATGTTGACTTGGAATAACGATGTTCTCTAGTATTGATGTT